GTCATTCGCAGATGCGTCTGTCGCCAGCTGCATGTCACTGGCAACTCTCCGATGGCCTTGGTTGCGGATGTTCTTACTAGACCAGCCAGTCCACTCTGAGTTGTATCGGTCGTTGATCTTCTTAACCTCACCAGCCCTGTCAATGCCCTTGCCTACGGGAATGTTGGCTATCTCACCGTCACGCTTTGCCTTGAGCTGGTCGAGCATAGCCCCGCCTGCGATCATGTCAGATTCATACTGCTTCTGGATGTGGCCCTGATATACCTCATTGGCTGTGCCAGCAACCTTGCCGACCGTAGCCGTCATCTGCTGATCTGCTTGGGCCATGATGGCGTCTGCCTGTAGTGTGCGGTCGTTTACCTTACGAACCCTTGGTGCTGCTACGGGATTGACTGCGAAGTTGTGAGGGATTTTCATTTAGATAAGTGGCTTAAAGGAACTTGTAGTTGTTCGTGCTGCCTGTCCGAAGTTAAAGGAGTTTGCTGATGTAACCTGCCCGATACTGGAGGACGGAAGGCTGCCCATTGATGATGCACCGAAGGTTGAGCCGCCAGTCGCTGCTGCGCTCGATGGCAAATTAGCGATGCCAACACCAGCACCTGCCGCCGTCTTAAGTAGTTGCATACCAGCACTTTGCTTGGCTGCATACTTTGTGGACTTGGCTAAATACATGGACGACTTGAAGTCACCTTCAGCCTTCCATCTGTCCTGCGCTCGCTGGTTACCCCCAGCTACGTGGATATTCTGTATGTTAGCCTCATCAACTGCTCGCTGCTTGACTAAAACGTCTGCCGCTGATCCTTCCATCAGGACACCGCTACCAGCGTAGGCTGCCTCCTGCATTGCACGTAGGCGTCGGTTCTCCTTGCGCTCTGCGGTTGCAACACGACTCTCCTCTGCTGAGTCCAGCTCCATCTGGCGTTGTGCTGCGTCGCGGTCAACTTTAGCCTGTCGCTCAATGCCCTTGGCGGTTGCTTTGCCCTGCGCGTTTGTTTGATAGGCTCCGTAGATCCCTGTTGCGGCTGTTACGGCCACTGCTGTTACCATGAAGCTCATGTTAGTAAATCCTCCTGTTGTTCTGTTGTAAGTGTAGACGCCGAATCCTTGTTGACATACCTGCTCTCAAGAGTGGCGATGTCGGTTACGTTGTCTGGGTTTGAGTGGACGGTCTGCCAAATGCAGTCCTCTAGGACGTTCACGATCTTCTGTGACCCTGCCCCTGAGACGAACGTGCATGGCGCTGTAAGCTCCCTCACGTCGTCCCCGATGATTACGCGACACTTACCCTGCAATATCACGTTGAAATGCTCTGTGAGGTGTTTATGTCCAATGACGACCGTCCCTGCTGGCATGTATATCTCGCGGATATAGATGTCTGGGGCAAAGTTGTGTGTCACTGGGCATTCTACCTGCGGATGCGTCAGGAACTCCTGAGTGATGTTGTCAATGTATGGGATGTCGAGTGTTTGCATTATCCTTGTGAGATTCCTAGCCGATAACCTAAGCCCGTAAGTGTAAAGTGTCGATGGCTATCAATTGTGATGTTGACGTCCAGACCTTGCTCATAGTCGCCTCCAGTCGTGAGTTCAAACAGGCCACTTTCTCGTTGACCTGCGACCCACTTGAGTCCGTCGGTAAATGGTGATGGCTTGCCGTTGATCTCAACATTGCAAGTGCCAGAGTCCAGTAGATACAGACCTAGCTCCGTCAGACGCTTCACCATGCCACTAGGAGCCACCTCAGAGATGTCCGTAGGGTTCACGCGACACTCGATGCGTCTGCCGATGCAAACGTCTCCTGTGAGCTGTGAGGGGATTGTAAGCACGCCACCTGCGATGGTGTAGTCAACGTCCCTAGTCAGCTCTGTGTCATCCAAGATCACGACCAAGTTACCGTCGTCGTCCTGCTCGATTGGTTGACCGAGGTCAAAGTTAGCGTCAGTCCAAGTGGTCTGGTTGTCCAAGAACACTGTGCCATCGTCAACGCTTCCGAACTGCTCTAGGAAGTAGCTGCCGTTACGCTCTACGATGCCAGCGATGATGTCGCCAGTGTCTGAGTAGTTAGATGCAGCCGAGATAATGTTGCCCTCGGTCTTGACCGTAGCCCATGCCCTGACCTCCTGCATCCCCTCGTAAGTAAGAACCGCCCCTGTGCCGTTGTTCAACAAGCAGAAGAGCGAGCTGAACGGATGGCGACGGAAACTCATCTCCTTGATGCCACTCTCCGTGATGTGCGATGCGAACAGGCTCATCTCGATGGACTGCTGCCCGTCTGATGCGAAGTCATACTTGGATGCACGAACCCGCTCGCCCTGACCCATAACGAACCAGATCATGTCAGCAAGCTGAATGGCCTGTGTCTGATTTGATCCGTAGTTGGTGTGGCTAGATACACTGATGTTTGTGATCGAAGTGACGGCATTGTCATCCCGCGAACCCATCGTGTTCTCTGCGTTGTCTGTGAGGACATTTAACTGACGAGAACTCTTGAGGCTTCGGATCGTATCAAAAGAGTCAGATGCAATGGTGAACGTGTATGGGGATGTTTCAAGGGTTGTTGGAGTGAAACTGTTCCAATCATTTACCCTAGAAGCAAAGACGGTGTTTGGTTGGAGGCGAGAGCCACCCAAGCATAGCCGCTCGTCGTGTATGCAAAGCGAAAATGGGTAGCCTGACTCACCACTAAAAACCCCAAGCGCCCAATTGTGATCACTGTAATTGTTGAACCAAGGGTTCTCAGTTATACCACAGACTGTCTTAGCGTCGATGTATTCCGATATCTTGAAGAAGTGATTAGACCTTGGTCCAAGTTCCCTCAATGTCCAACGACAGCCAGTTTGTGCGAAGTTACTGGGGTCACTCAGGTTGGCTATCCGAACACGCAGCATTGATTTAACTCCGTCAATAACATACTCAACACTGCCGTTATACGAACCAGCAGAGGAATCGATAGTCTTCCTAGTGATCCAAGTGTCTCCAGCATTGGTGGACTCCTGAAGCTCTAAGGTTCCACTCCATGCACCGCCAGCCGTGGTCAACTCCACAGAACCCTGAGCTACGACAGACTCCGAGTTTTGAACCGTTCCAGCCCCACTGCCGCCATTGCCAGAAAATGTCCAATTTCCAGCAATATTTGTTCTCGACTCCATCGAGACAAGTCTCCCAACGTCCAGAGGGCTAAACGAATCACTACTCGTCTCAAGTGTAACCTTACCTTGGTAAATATTTGTCGCTTTCCACTTAGTAGTATCACCTAGCCCAGCCGTGTTGTTGTCTGCTTTTGAGACAAAAAATGGATTAGCATTAGTGGTCCCAGAGTTCTTTGCCCAAGTGCCGCCAGTAGTAGTCATTGGTGGGTTGGTGAGAGTCCACTTGTAGACCCCTAAGTCCATCAATAGCTGCGTTCCGCTTCTGACTGAGACGATAGTATGGACGCCACTGATAATATCACCAACGTTTAAATAACCTTCTTGCTGCCAAAGCGAACTGAAAGAGGCAATCTCGCTTGAGAGGTCCGTGATCAATAGATCATCGATCTTAATTTTGTCACCAGCCTTTAGTCCAGAAGTGCTAGGGATGTTGATCACCAACCTCCAGTAAGTTTCGTATGCTTCAAACATATACTCCCAATATGAGGATGTTATTGCAACCTCGGTCTGTGCCGCTGAAACTACATCTCCGAAGGCATAGGTTTTAGCTGAATCGAAACTTTCCACTCGGGCATCCAACTTATTAGTCTCATTTGTATTCTTAGGATCCATCAGCCCTTCGATCTCGAACTCTCTGATCCTCCAGCGGTTGCCACCTTCATTATCATCGTAGAACCTGTTGATTTCCTGCACTGGATACTTGCCGCCGCACGTCAGGTAGACGAAGTCATTGACGTTGATGAAGTGAAGCTCATGTAAGTCAGCAGGGTCGTAGATGGTGGTCGCCATTGCTATGATAGCCTGCGTTGAGAGCGTTCCAGCTCCACCTACCGTCGTTCCGTCAAGCGTTAAGGGTAATGCGCTGAACGGGGCTGCGTTACCGTCAAAGATAACTTGAGTGCCAATGTCGTCAAAGATGATGAGATCCGCAGTTGTCGGGTCCGTTGACTGCGAGCCACTGCCATCCGTGAAGACAATGTGAAAAACCTCAGTCAGCGAGAACTTGAACGGTATGTATCGGACAGGAACCCCGTAGAGTGCCGTGTCGATCTTCGATAGAACCTCAAACGGAGGACGACGTGTCACCGCACCGTATGGCGTTGGAACCATGTTGGTGAGCTTCTTACAGCCCTTGACGTATGCTGCTAGGTCGTCCCGATAGTGAAGCTCTGGCGACAGCTCACCAGCGTTGAAGGACTTGCGAATGAGTTGAGTTTTAGCCATTATCCGATGCGTGCGCGTAAGTTACTGAAGCCAGATGGCAGGTGACGGTTGTAATTCCGAGCGTATTTGCTCTGAAGCTCGCGTGCCTTGGGTAGTGTGAGTGAAAATAAGTCGCCACGTAGCTGATCTAGGAGTGGCTGGTTGTCTGTAACCAAGAAGCACGCACGCATTGCCACGCAGATTGCAACACACTCCTCAAGCTCACTTGACCACTTGGTCGGGTCGTCTTCGCGTCGGATGAAGAAAAGCTCAACTGGCTCGCTTGTGTCAAATGTTACCTTAAGCTCTTGACCTTCAACGTCATACTGCATTTGCTGTTGAGCGCCTAGCCATGTGGTGGGAGTGCCGAGGTCAACTTTAGCCCCCATCGGTCGCAGGCAATCGTCTGGAATCGTGTATGCATAATCGTCTCCTGTAACCTTATTCACGGCACGTGTCGTCAAAAGCTCTTTCCACAGGTAGTCGCGCTGCATCTTGTCGATGGACAGCAGCATGAACCGCTTGGCCTTGTCGGCTGCGGTAGAGTTCGTGGTGTCATAGTCCGTAACGGGATCGACACCGAGCATGCCCAGAGCGATGTTGAGGATGTCGAGTAGAGTAGTTGAGCGTCCTTGCATTAAATGAATGTGTTGGCTTTTTGGCTTCTTGGCAATAGCTCAAAAAAAGCGCCACCCCGTGAAGGTGACGCTTGGAGATTTGACTAGGCTAGACTAGACTTTGATCGTGCCGTGAACTACACCGAGGTCATCGTTACGGACAGCATTCACGTCTTGCGAAGTGTAGAGCTGTGTAGCGAAACGCTGTGTAGGCAAGATGTCCAACTCGCTTGTGCGAGCAGTCCAAGTGTTGCAAGTGATCGCACGTTGGCAGAACGCGAAGAACTGACCGACAGGGACTTGAGGGACCACCAAGATGGTGAAGCCTTCAGCCTTAGCGACAACACCGTCAACGAGAGCGCCCATACGTCCGATGAAGTCGGAGTTCTGGAAGTAATCGCGGCTGTTGTTCTTCATCTTAGCAGCGGTGACAGGATTAACGCAGAGAAACTTCTCGTCATTAACATACTCATCGCGGAAAGAAGCATCGATGTTGCTGAGGTCATCAGGATCGATGAAGCCAACATTGAGGGTTTCATACTCCTGAGACGCTGGCATTGCAACGACTGCTTTGTCACCAGCTTCGTTCAGTTCACGAAGAACTGTAGGAGCGAGTGCTGCATTGATCGCAAGGAGGTCTTCCTGCTTGTAGATCGCGGATGCGAGGCTCATCATAGTCGGGGACTTGATGTCGATAGCACGCAGGATATCATCTTTCTTAGGGATGTTGTCAGCAGCTTCGATAGTCTTCGAGGACACGTAGGAACCTTGCTTAGTAGAACCAGTGTAAGGAGTCTGGATGCTGTGCCACTCCGCGAAATCGGGAGTAATTACATCACGACGAGCTGGAAGCGACTGAGTGTCGGTGACGATTGCATCATTGGCTTTGAGGCCATCGATACGAACGGAGTCGCCTTGTTTTGTTTCTTGAGCGAACATCTTCATCAGCACTGGTGCTGTTGGGAGTCCGATGAGTTCAGCTACATTGTCGCTGAATGCTTGACGATAGATTTGTGGATCTGCCATAATATATTTCCTTTGATAATTGAATTGAATTGTGAGGTTGTTTTTTTTCGCACAGTTATCCAATTAAGGGCAGATGCTACAGAAAAGCTCTAGGGCAGTTAAGTTATCCTAGAGCTTATTTGCTACATCTGAAAATACATGAGCGCTTCGCTCAGGCAAACTTTACTTTTTTAAAGGTTCATTGGCTCAAAGATTGCTGTTTTACCATTGAGAACGACACCACAGCCGAGGATAGGCTTATTGCTGTAGACCTTACCGTAGGCCATCGCAGGGTGGTCGTGTTGGACTAGGCAGCCCACTTGCATGCCGAAGACGATGTTTTGTTGATTAGCGTGATAAACGACACCCGCTTGGCTATGAAGGTGTCCTTGAACGACAGAGCAGAACTCAGCCTGTGCGTTCTTGTAAGCCGCCATTTGGCCACCCTTACCGCTGTCCCCGTGGCGATACTGGACGCCATCTATGAAGATCTTAGCGTAGCGTGGGTGGACATTCCAACCATCTAGCTGCCAGAGATCCTTGAAGTCATAGATGCACTCGTCTGGGAGGCCAATGATGCGAGCCTTACGTGCTGGTAGGGCATCGTGGTTGCCGATAAGGAACTCTACCTTAGGGAATGCCTTGTGGACTTGCTTGACCTGTTTCGTGGCCAGCTTGAACTCCTCTGATGCTGAGGGCATTGAAGGGTCTTTCTCATGAAAACTGATCGCGTTCCAGTCAACTAAGTCACCAACTGCTACAACTTTGGTGCATTTATATTTCTTCTCAATCCGCTTTAGGAAAGAGATAGCTTTAGGGTGCATGCATGGAGTATGGAGATCGGGAATTACGAGTGTATTCATAGTGTTTTTATTTGATTTTCTGTTGAACGCTCAAGGCGTTATGAGTGAAGCTAGGGGCATAAAAAAGTATTTCAAGATAAATATTCATTTAATTTGACATTAGCGTGGAAGTAGTATCTAATGTGTAAATCAAGGGAAGAACAGCGTGACAGCAGTTATCCATTTTACGTCGAAAGACACATTTAAAGTCCGAGTTTCCGCTGTCACGCGCTTGGACTTTTTTTGTGTCAACAACAGTCGGAGGAGCAAGCGCTGAGTAAGTAGCCCAAGTCCTCAAACCCATTGGTTGGGAGTAGAATGACGTGTTTACCGCTACTCCCGTAAAGGTCTTAGCTTCGGCTAGTGATATGGGGAGATAGGTCATACAGAGATTACCAAGCCTACGATTCTCCTCACTGTGTTTGTGTCCCCTTCAGGTTTCTTGAGGACAGAGCAGGTCATCTCTAGTGGGTGACCTGTATCTGCATCGCTCCTTTGGTTCTTGAATGAGGCTTTGGTAAATCTAAAGTGTGGCTTTATATTTGCAAATGATTGCTTTAGATGAAATTAATTCAACTTTATCCTTGTAAATCCGATCATAACAGTAATTATTGTCCATCAACCCAATAATTCACGATATTTAAAGAGATGATCACAAAGAAACGAGGCAAAGGCACTGCAATTAACGAGGTTCGCAACAAACGCAACCCAGACGACACCCGATACGCCGACAATTACGACGACATTTTCCGCAAACCTGCGGCCACAACAAAGACAAAGAAATCCAAATAACACACATATGATCGAAAACACACAAACAGCCACAAGTCACTTCAAGCACCTCTACAGAGATGACCGCGCATTAGCCACCCGCAACGCTCTCAAGAGTGGCATTGATCCTCAGCACCAGTATGAATGCCTTGAGGATGCCCTTGCCTACACATTCTGCTGGGATAGCTCCCCTGAAGGCTATGAGTATTGGGAAGATGTCTACAACGCGCTTGTAGATGGCACATATGACGTGCTACGTGCAGACCAGAAGGCTGGCGAATACTGCTGGCATGACGACAGTATTCCTGAATACCATTGGCATGACGACAGTAATGACTACAGTGATGTCCCCACCCCAGAATCTATCTGCGAAGAAGCACAGCGCATCCAAGGAGGCGACCGTCAGCAAGACTATGGATCACCCGCAAAGAACTTTCAGGACATTGCCGACCTATGGAGCGGCTACCTAAAGGTAGCTCTTGACGTAGATATTGCCATTAAAGCTCGTGATGTGGCACACATGAGCATTCTGATGAAGGTTTCTCGCAATGTTCATAAGCCTAAGCGCGACAATTGGGTTGATATGGCTGGGTATGCTCAATGTGGTGGGAAAGTAGACGAGCTATAGTCTGAAACACCTCAAGACACAAAGAAGCCCACCCGTTAATTCGAGTGGGCTTTTTCGTGTAAATGCTACTGGGACAGCTTGATCTGGCGCTGTTGTAGTGCGCTACGGTCAGGGTGGTTGTATGGTAAGCTGCGAAGCTGTGCCATGACAGTCTTCAGCTCATCCTTGCGGTTGTAGCCAGAGTCTGGTGTCTTGACGATACCGTCCTCAGATGTGGACAGGGATACCTTGTAGAGCATGTCTAGGATAGGCTTGTGATTGATCAGGCCAGTCTCAAGCAGAGCGTCCTTTACACCGAACTTTTCAGCCACACCTGCAACAGACTTGAGGTTACGGTCGTAGTCGGTTCCCCACTCAGCTTTGAGTGCAATCTCGCTCTCGTTCCGCACATTGGTCAGGTTGGTCTGCAACTGATCCTGCACCATGTTCATCTCCTGCGTATAGAGTCCCATCACAGTCTCATATTGCGACTGAGATAGACCTGCTGCGTGCATTGCTGCATTGCGCTCTGTGAGACGCTCTGTGTCCAGCTCTAAGCCTTCTGGCAAGCCATCAAACGTGTAGTCACCTGCCGCCTCTGGACGACCTGCTGCGTTGTAGAACTCTGCAAGCTCCTCAGGGGAACTCTCAGCTGTTGGAGCCTTGAGGCCACCTACTTCAGCAGAACCCATGCGGGACTGTAGGTTGAGGTAGCTCATAGTAAGCGCATCGACGTCCTTGATCTTGCCTTTGACGCCCTCAAAGCCCTTGTGGCCCGTGACTTCCTCGGATAAACCGTCATACCATGACGACGGAGCTTCTGTTGATTCTGCTGGTGATTCTACTGATGCAGTGTCCATGAGGTTTTCACTTCCACTGGATGCCTCTGGGGAGGCTGTTTCTGTTGCTACTGCGGTATCTGTTGAGATATTATCGCTCATATTTGACTATTGGGTTTGTTATTTAGACTCTCGATCGAGTGCCTTTAAATGATTATGCACGTCACTTGCAAATGACTGTCGCCCTTGGTTGAAGGCGTTCTGTGTAGGCTCAGCCGAGAACACTGTCTTGCCATAGCCACACTCAACATCCATTGCCACTAGGAAGGCATTGAAGTGAGTGTTGCCCTTCAAGGCATACAGTGAGTCCCGCAGGAGTGGTTTCTTCCGTAGTTGAGTTGTCTTAGTCATTACTGTTGAGCCTGCTCCATCTCCATCGCTACTGGTGAACCTTCCTCTGGCTTCTTGGTCGGGTCAATTGGCTTCACGGCCTCCTGATCGATCATTTGCTGCTGCTGAGCCTGTTGCTGCTGTGCTGCCTGTGCGGCCATTGCATCCATCTGGTCACGCTCGTAATCGGTGACGATATGCTCGTAGTTAATGTTGTGTGCCTCAGCGAACTCTACAGCCATGTCCTCGACCTTAATGATGCGAGCTAGCTCAGGGTTCTCACGGGCCACTGTAAGCAGCATGACGATGCTCTGGATGGCCTGCATGGTCTTCTGTTGATCCATGAGGCTGAGCTTAGTGTCTAGCTGTGAAATGTAGCTGACCTCGAAGTTACCACCCGCTACAGTCTCGTCAGGAGCTTCAATCACTCCAGCTTCGATCAGTAGGTCCAGCACTCGGTGGATCATTGGCGACCAGAACTCTGAACGTAGGCGTGAGATC